CTCCTAAGCATGAATGCATAGCTAGACTATATGAGTGTGATGATGACAGAAAGTATTACATAGATGAGTGGGTTGGATATATTGAAAAATGGTTTGAGGGTGGCTAATAAAAAAATATTTTTCCCAAAAAAATAAAAAACATACTCCCCCCAATCTGGAAATTTTTTTAAAAAATATCAAGACCGATGCCCAATCACTCTCTTACGCACAAACCAATTTTTTGACTTTTTGCCCAAAGTTTGAAAAGTAATGAAAGGAGTGAATGAAATGATAGGAATTATCGAAAGAATTGATCTAGAGTATGAAAAAGTAAGAAATTTATTTTCTGAATGTGACGAAAAGATACTATTGCTGAATGATGGTGTCATCAGGGAGTTTGCTAGAATAAAGGTCGAACTAGATGACATTCACGAAATCGTAAAACAGACTGGACTTATTAAGACACATCCAGACAATCCATTCTTGCAAAAGGAGTTGGTTGCTACTAAGACACTTACTAGGTGTAGGGCTAATTACTTGAACTATGCTGCCAAGCTATCGTCAATACTAGGTAAGGAACTAATCGCTGAGGAAGATTTTGACCTTGATGAATTCGAATAGTTATATCCTAAAATACTGGGAAGAAATAAAGCATGGCAGGATATTAGTAGGGCATGAGTTAGTACTGGAGATGAAAAGGCTAGTAAGCTATATCTCAGATCCTATAGTTCAGGAAAGAATGCAACTTAAAATTGATTTTGAAGAATCCAACAAGAGAATAAGGTTTATAGAGACGAAATGCAAGCATTATGAAGCACCATTTGCAGGACGTCCTTTTTTATTGGAGTTGTTTCAAAAGGCATTTATTGAGGCTATATTTGCGATAAAGATCTATGATGATGAGCTAGGCAAGTATATAAGGCTGCATCAGGAAATACTCTTTCTAGTAGCTAGAAAAAACGGAAAGACACCACTTATAGGAGCTATATGCCTAGCTGAATGGTTTTGTGGTTATATGGGTCTTAAAATAATGTGTGCTTCTAATGATGACCAACAGGCAGGCTTGATGTTTGATGCAATTAACGCAATGAGAGAGGAAAGCCCAAGCTTGGCCAAGGTCACTAGGAAAAATCTCAAGGGAATATACTTTGGCAATCCTAGGAAGAAAAACTCCAAGGGGAAGTTTAGCTCCCAAAATAAGGGCAACATTAAGAAACTATCTGCCAAGGCAAGTGCCAAGGAAGGTAGAAATCTTGGTGTAGGTGCAGTTGATGAAGTATTTGAAATGAAGGATGACTCAACTGTAATGCCAATAAAACAGGCCTTATCAACTCAAGATGAACCACTTTACTTTGAGCTGACTACAGAAGGCTTTACAAATGATGGATACCTTGATGCAAGGTTGATAGAGGCTAGGCAAGTCTTGGCCGGTGAGGTGGATAAACCAAACTGGCTGATATGGATGTATACCCAAGATAGCGAACAAGAGGTATGGCAGGATGAAAACTCATGGGTCAAATCTAATCCTGGTCTAGGTGTTATCAAAAAATGGAAATATCTGAGAGGCAAGGTTGAAGATGCCAAGAGGTCTAAAAGTGAGAGGGCATTTGTCTTGGCCAAAGACTTCAACATCAAACAGAACAATGCTGAGGCATGGCTACAGTCTGAAGATATAAACAATGAACTGACATACAATATTGACGAGCTGACAGGTGCGATAGGTATAGGTGCCACAGACTTGTCTGAGACTACTGACCTTACAAGTGCCAGGGTACTTGTCATGAGGCCTGGAAGTAATACCAAGTATATGTTGTCAATGTACTTTGTACCAGAGACTAAGGTTGTTGAAGGGTCAAAGCAAGATGATAGGGACTATCTTCAATGGGCAAAGGAAGGTTGGTTGACTATATGTCCAGGCAATGAGGTTGACTATTCTGATATAGTGACCTGGTATGTATCATTGTACAAAAAATATGGTATATGGGTCTTTAAGGAAGGGCATGACAGGTGGAATGCCAAATCATTTGTAAGTGAATTGGATGACTACAATATCGAAAATGAGAAAGTATCACAGGACTTTAATAATATGAGTCCAGGCATGAAGTCGCTGGAAGCAGATCTAAAGGCAAACCTGGTCAATTATAATCAGAATCCTATAGATAAGTGGTGCCTAGAAAATACATCCTGTAGAGTTGACAATATAGGTCGTATAATGCCAGTTAAGGTACAGGATATGAGAAATAGAAGAATAGACGGTGCGGTCACTATGATAATTGCATATGCAATGCTTGATAGATATAAAAAAGAGTATAGCATGATGATTAGATAAAAATTAGCAGGTCGGAGCTAAAATATTATAAAAAACTCTTGACGTGTAACGAGTTACAATATATAATGAATGTAACGAGATACAGGAAGGAGGTTTTTATTTTTGTCAAAAAGTAGAGCTGAATATATGAAAAAAAGGAGGGAGGGTAAAAAAGCATTCAGTGTATTGCTGGATGTAGACAAATTTGAAGCCATAGACAGTTACTTGATTAATAAAAATAAAAGTAAAAAAGAATGGCTTGAAGAAAAAATAGATAATGAATTAAAAAATGAGAAATAAAAATAGGGAAAGTTTTCACCGACCAAAGCTTAAACAATCCCTATCACGTATTCCTACAGCTCAATTATACGTGATTTCTCAAAATAAGTCAATAAAAGGAGGAATTACAATGAATAATGAATTAATGAGATTTGAAAATGAAGAGTTTGGTGAAGTAAGAAGTGTATTAATTGATGACGAGCCTTGGTTTGTAGGGAAAGATGTAGCAAGTGCACTAGGGTATTCTAACTATAGAGATGCATTAAATAAGCATGTAGAGAGTGAAGATAAGGGGGTCGCGAAATGCGACACCCTTGGAGGCAACCAGGATATGTCAGTCATTAATGAATCAGGTTTATATAGTCTGATATTTGGTAGTAAATTAGAAAGTGCCAAGAAATTTAAGAAATGGGTAACATCAGAAGTATTGCCCTCAATCAGAAAACATGGTTTTTATATGCAAGATGGATTGTCTAGAGAGGTGCAAGCAATATTTCACTTGGATAGACAACAACAGAAATTAATAAAAGAAATATCAGACATAAATAATAGTGTAACAGAGTTTAAGGAACATATGCCATTATTTGCTGTTGAGTGTGATTGCTTAAATAAAGAAGTTAAGAAAAGGGCGACAGAGTGCCTAGGCGGTTATAGGAGCGATGCATATAACGACAAGAGCCTTAGAAGTAGGGTCTTTGCTGATATATACTCAGAGATTAGAAGACAATTCGGTGTTACATCATACAAGGGGATTAGACGTGTCCAGTATGATAAGGCAGTTGAACTAGTAAGAGGTCATAAATTACCATTGTTGCTTAGTGAAGATATACAAGACGTACTGAACAGCTAGGCAATGAATTACATACAAGATATAGAAGAATTAGTATATCTTATGATAGAGTTGGATATTCCATCTGAAAATATAGATATGGAAATTGAAAACTCAAGAATTATGTTAAATAATGAATATTCTCAATATGTTGTTGAATCAGCATTTGAAGAGTACAAAAAGTATATAAACTAAGCAATGTGAAGCCACAGGAAACTGTGGCTTTTATATTGCAAAAAAGGAGGTGAGAAATTGGGAATCAAAGATGTTTTTAGTTTGCTCATGGGTAACAAGGGCAAGTCATATACTTATGCTAGGATGTTGGATGGGTCTATACCGGTATTTTCAAACTTTGGTAATGATATATATGCATCAGATATCATAGATAGGTGCGTGTCTATCAAGGCCAAGGAAATGAGTAAGCTAATGCCTAAGCATATCCGGACAGATAGTGGTAAGCAAGAGACAGTCAACAGTTCTATCAATAGTTTATTGAAGTTTGGTCCTAATCCATTGATGACTACATCGGATTTTTTGAGTAAATGCACCTGGTTGTATGAGAAAAAATACAATTGCTTTATATATCCTGCATATAAGATTAAAAGGGTGCCTGGAGGTACTGTGAGGGAATATACTGGCTTTTATCCGCTCAATCCTAACCTAGTTGAGCTACTAGAAGATGGGTTGGGTACGTAT